AGCTGGAAAAGGGTTTGATTTGTCAAAGATACTCACCGAGGTAGGTGCAGCAGGAGAGGCTTCATTACCTGCTTTTGAAAGAGCAAAAGATAAAGCTAGAGCTGGTCAACTTGCCGCTGGTAAGTTTGCATTACAACAAAGAGTTGCAGATACAAAAGCATTAACAGCACTTAACAAAGAGAAGAGACTAGCTCTCTTAGGTCTTGGCAAAGAGTTTAGAACAGTAGCAGAGGCAAGAAGAGTAGCAGCCGCTAAGCATCTTAATTCTGTTGAATTAAAAGAACTTGAAGCAGCACAGAAGTTATACTCAGAGAGCATTAAAAACAAAGGAGCTTTGAACAGAAGTCAAAAATTTACTCCTATAGATGGTCAAGCTAATCTAATATACAAAAAGGCTGTTAGAAAAGATGCTTCTGAGGGTAATCCTATGGTTTATACTGATGCTCCTGAAGATATTAGAAAATTCAAAGATGCTTATGGTAATATTACAAGAGCAAGAACCACACTAAGCAATATAAGTAGTATTGTTGAAGGCGTTGGTACAGAAACTGGATCTCCGTTGGGTGATCAAGTGTTAGAGGGTATCAAGGATTTTGGTGTTGCGATTGGAGTTGATCCAAATAAACTTTTTGGTGATTTAGTTGTTACTGAAAATGGCAAAAAAGTGTTGAAAAAGGGCATTGGCAGAAAAGCTTTGGCTGATGTTCTTAACAGAACTTTAATAAATGAATATAAAAGATTTTTAACACAAGAAACTGGTAATGGTATTTCAAACAAAGATGTTGAACTTCTTAGAAAATCTTTAGGTGAGTTAGATTTATTTGGCAATCCTGTAGTTACATTATCAAGAATCCAAGAAATAGATAAAATTTTTGCAAAAACTCAAGATCAAATTACCAACTCACTTGTTGGATTTAAAGATAGAGATAATTATCTTACAGATGAACAATTTGCAAAAGCTCAAGCAGAATTAAAACAAAATACAGTAGAGCAATTCGGAACATCAGGACCTAAGTTTAACGTAACTACTGCTGACGATGGAACACTAACTTATACATTGGTTAAGTAATGGCAAGAATTAAAATAAATTTACCTAACGAAAGTTTTAATTTTGAGATTGCAGGCAATGAACCAACTCAAGAAGAGCAAAATGCTATAAATCAGATAGTGCAACAAAAACTTGCTGAGTCACAAAAAGCTGAAGAAAAAGCCTCAAAAACAACTGAGCCATCACCAGAACTAAACAAACAATTGTTCGATGTCGAAACAGGAATTAAGAACAATGCACTTAGATCTGCACTTGGCGTAGCTGAAACAAAAGAAGAAGAAGAAGCTATACTTAGAAAGTTTGATCTTTCAGATGATGATTTTACCAGAGATAACAGAGGTAGACTTGCTTTAACTCCAAGTGGAGCTTTAAAGTTTGGACAAGAAACAGACAAAAATATACTTGTAGATGAAGAAGGCTTCAGTCGTTATGACTTTTCAGATTTATCTGGACTGGCGCCTGAACTGATAGCTGGTATTGGTGGAGCCATAGCTGGTCAGATATTAATTCCAATCCCTGTGCTTGGTGCTGCTATAGGTGCAGGAACAGGAGCTGCAACGGGTCAAGCTATTGAAGAGGGAGTAGAAGCTTTAGCTGGTGTGTCAAAGCAATCTGGAGAAGAGATAGCTGGTGATTTAGGTAGAGAATTTGCTTATGGATTTGTTGGTGAAGGTTTGCTAGGTGGTGCAGTGGCGGCTTTTAGATTAGCAAGGAGATCAGTAACACCTGGTAAAGGATTAACGTCCAAAGAAGCATCTACAGCAGGACAATCTATATCAGAGCCAATCGATGAAGCTGGTAATGTAATCAAGCCAAAAGATTTTGCAAACTTAACTGCTGATGAACAAATAGCTGCTACAAGTCGTGTTGTAACTAAGCCAGACGGAACAGTTGTTCGTGGTGGGTTTGGTGTCAAACCAACTTTATCAGCAATAAAAGCACCATCTCTTGTAGCTAGAATACAAGCTATTGGTGAAAAAATATTTAAAACATCAGATCGTTTGAAGAATAACAATGATCAAATTAAAACATTACTAGATGCTTACAAAAAAAAATATGGTGTTACAGATGATGCCATTGATGCAGATGTGGGACAGATACTTAAAGATGGCATGGTTGAGAATAACACTAGGCTGTTAAACAATGAAGAAACATTAACAAATGTTGTTGTGAAACATTTAGAAGATTCTGTAAATGCTTTTAAACAAGCTGGAACCAGAAACTCAAATGTCGATGATGATTTGTTTGAAATAATAAAAGATGCTTCAGTAAATTTTGATGAAATGATAGCAGGAAAATTTGCTGCAGTTGATAAAGTATTAAGAAATTCAAGTTTAGGTGGTGATGCTCTCATCACTACTGGAAGGTTCAAAGATGACATAACTAGACTAAAAAAAGATTTTGCACCTGCAATAGCCGCTAATACAGAAGATGGCAAAGCTATAAGTCAAATTATAAGTGCTTTTGAAAGTGTAGGAGGAGCAAAATTTACAAAGCCTGCTTCATTTAATCAACTTTATAATCTTAGAAAAGCAATCAGTGACATAAGGATGAAACTTCCAGCTAATGCAAAAACAGTGCGTGGGCAACTTGTTACAAAAGATGGTGATGGATTACTTGATAAAATTGATGCAGTTTTTAAAGAAATAGGTGACGAGAATAGTCAAACATTTAGAGAGATGGTTGGAAGATCTTCTGCCTTACCATCTGAAATGAAAAAGTTTGTTAATGCTGGTAAAGCAATAAAAAAAGCACAAACTCAATTTTTTCTTGGCAAAAGTATTATTGAAGATCTAAATGTA